CTGGCATTGGGTAACGCTCTTCCGCAGCCGGGGATATGCCTGAGTTATAGGCTAGTAAATCGCCTTTCGTTGTTAGTTGGTCAGGAGTAACAGATGTTACATTCTCCCACTTACTCGTTCCAGAGTCATAACGTAAAACCTGATCGTCTGCTATAGAAACAATATTAACATTAGCTAGATCATCAATATTCGCTAACCCTATTCGCGCATCTGCTCTAGCATTTGTGTAGTAAAGATTGGTTTCTTCTGGTACGTCTGCTGTGCTAACCTGATTAGCGCCTGTACCAAAGTCAATCAAGGTATCATCGATCCCGTCGGCTTTTATGGACACAGCGCCAGCAGTTACATCAAAATGATCGGAGTCAAATGATGCCACGCCTTGGTCAGCCGTAGTCGCCGCAACGCCCGATACTGTTAGTATCTGGCCTGCGCCTGATGTAGTTATACCTGTATTACCAGTTATTTTAAAGGTTTGAGTATCTAGGTCAACGCTAAGACCGCCAGTATCTGATGCATCCGTATAATCCAAATCATGCGCTGACACTTGAGAGTCTACATAAGATTTTATAGCGTTTTGCGTAGACAGTAATGTAGCACTTCCAGTAGACACAGAGCCGTCATCAACCCCAGTTACCGTAGCTCCGGTAGCTAGTTCTAAGCTGGTGTCTGCTTTTATCGTTGTGCCGGTTATCGCAGCAGGGGTCGAACCGCCAATAGCAGCGCCGTCAATAGTTCCCGCCTCGATGTCTACCGACTTTTCCGTTTCTGGGCTGACAGCTAAAGTTATAAACGTAGAACCATCATAAAATTTAAATAGGTGGTTACCAGCGCCTCCAGATGTATCTATCCACAACAAGCCCTCTGACAACGATGTCGCAGGTGCTGATGCAGAGGTATGTACAACATTAACAACAGAGTCTACAGATGGAAACGAGTTCTTTAATACGCTTTTTATAAGCCTTAGGTGGTCATCGCCTTGAGATACATTATCTGATGCTGGAGGGTTTGCGCTAACCAGCGAATTAAGATAGGTTCCTGTTTCTAATGCCATTAGTAATATCCGCCTGTGTTCATTACACGCAACTCAGTTCCTGAGTGCGAATCTTTATCGTCTTGTAGCTGTAAGTTGTTCACAGCCTCCCCAAATGCAGTTGCCCACAATTGAACCCTAGAATCATTCATTAAAAACGGTTCAGCTTCTAACAATGACCCATATAGATACAAATCTGGATTATCAGTTAGCATTGTATTTGTTGTAGCTACATCAGATAAGGCTGGGATTTTTGCGTAATATGTCATTTCCACTGTGTACACCGCATCAGGTACCGGGCCAAGGAAAAGATAGCCTGCCCTCATAGTGTATGATTGCGGCAGCCCTGTGCTTGTCCCTGTGCTGGTTCTAGCCATAATCTCTGGTGTTATATACTGCATTGTTCTTATTGTCGATGCACCAGTCGATATACTGCCAGTACCCCAAGTCGTATAAATCTCTACAGCCGTAGCGCCTGCAGTATGCGATGCTGCTGACGTTCCGTTAGCTCCCCTGGCAGAAACAGTAAGAACATTTGCTACTTTTCCTGAGTAAGTTATCTGTTCAGTCCCTAAAAGTATAGTTCCAGAATTGGAGAACGAGGAAGCATCAGTTAGCGTTATGCTTGTTGCAGAATCATTGATGCTTACGCTTAGCGTTGTAGAAGCAATCTGAGTATTGTTATATTTTATAGCCAACATTTGCAAATAATCCGTTGGCATAAGATATCTTTTCGACCCGCCTATAGTAGAAAGTATCTGCTCTTTCTCCATAATGCGTATACGCAAAACTCTGTTCATGCGTGTTTCAGCCAAAGCCACAAACTCAGGTATCCGTGCAGATAGATCATCTCTATCTAGCCAGTTTGCTACAGCAGTCTGTAATTCGCTGTAGGTTGAAATAGCCATTATCTAGTTAGTTCTGATACGTAGACAGTGCCGCCAGTCGATACCTGTATAGCAGCAACCTTTTCTCCGGGCCTAATCTGAAACTCTACGGGCCAATCTTTTAGAAGATAGTAGCCGTTTGTTGCAGTAGCGGTTGGGTTAGCGCCAAAGGTAATATAAGCATCTTCGGAAGAGGTTATAGTCGCAGCGTAAATTTGATCCGATATAGCATTGGATGTTTGCGCCGACGTTCCCGATGTGCTAATTGTTTGGGTTACACCTGCTGGTCTATATAACATTTCTTCACCTATATAGTTGTTGGAGATGTTTTGAAATACTTGAACTCTGCATCATTTAATTTTTTAGCCAGTAGCTTCTTGTCTTTCAATATAGCTCCGTTTGTTTCCTTTATCCATTGATCCCAAACAACAACAGGAACAGACGCTACCTGATGCCAGTCTCCACGCTTTCCTGGAGTTAGTTTGTCGCCGTAGTCGTTAAACTTTCTCTTTGTGTAGTCAAGTATGGGTTGGGCATCTTGAGTGTCCTGTATTGTGTAAGTGCCATCCGGTTCCTCGTGAAACGTAGACTTGGTATGGGATGTTACATCTAAAAGGTTTCCTTTAGCCAATGGGGTATATCCTCTTTCCGCCAGAACCCCTATGCAAAGGAACTCTTAATTCCTCCTCGTTAGTTTTGCTACGAGGCTTAAAGGTTTCCGGGTTTTTCTTCGGTTGTTTCTTTTTTGTTTTCATGGTTAGTGAGGGGGCAGTTTCCTACCCCCTCTTACCTAACTAATTACGATGCAGTGCAGTCGTAAACACAACCGCTTGCAGCTTCGTTTTTCGCCATTAGGCCGTACTCAGCAACAAGCATCTGCTTCTTGCTGTCGCCCGTTCGCGCGATATCCAGAGTCTGGAAAGGACGCAAATAAGACACTGCCCAAAAATCAAAATCGAAGAACCAAGCATCGCGCTCCTGTTGGAATCTATTAGGCACGACTTTGAAATTTCCAAAATCGGACACATAAATATCCACTGCAGCAACAACGTGCGCTGGCGCTGGTTTATCCGCAGAGGTACGTAACGGAGAAACCGACTGAGTCAGATCAGAGATCGCCTGTTTGTTGAACGGGCCTACCATGATCGTGTCAGCGTTTGAGCCAGAACTAAAGCAAGAACTAATAACTTCTTTCATTAGTGCTTCAGTTATTGGTCGTTGCGTGCCATCAGTAGTGATATCACTACCGTTGCCGGTGCAAGCTGAACCACCCGTACCAAAGGTTGCTACGTTGGTTTTTACCCACGCACCCAAACCTGCAGTGATACGAGTATCGCCAGTTGGTTGTCCTGCAGTACCAGCAGCAACTGTCGCTGGTACGGCTTTCGCTACGTTAGACATAAGCATCTTTTCCATATCACGCTTCATTTCTTTAGCGCGCTTGGCTAGTTGATATGCCTGAGAACTGCGTCGGCCTGCAAAGTCAACCGCTTCTGCGGTACCTGTGGTTGCTACTGATTTTCCGCTAATCTGACAATAGTTACCTACACGAGTCGGCTCGGCAGCCGCCGTGTTCGCAAGATCGTCACCCTCAACGATACGGTTTGTAGCAGCCGCGGTCAGTGAATCGGTTTGCCACTCAAAGAAAGTGGAGTCACACGACTCTCGTCCCGCAGACGACATAAACGGAGTATCTGTAGGTGAGATATTGTAGATAACATTTGACAGGTCTTCACGGATACCTACTGCCGCATACGTAGTGCGGGTATCTGCTGGTCTTGCCATTTTTTATTTCCTTTTGTTATAGTTCTACAAAATCTTCCAGCAATGTGGCCGCATCATCTATGTGGCCTGTTTGCTGTAAGCGCTTCATTGAAGCAATACGCTTGGATTTATTAGCTTCTTTTTTTCCAGAACCTTTGCCGGACCTAACTACTCTTGGTTTGTTCTTCACCTTTTTGGTTTTGACATCGGCGCGCTGTAATTCATCATACTTTTGCGCTTTCATCAAAACAATCAAAGATCGGTGATCCACCAGAGAACCTATTTCCTCCTCTGTATACCCTTGTCCAGTAGCATATTCGCGCAACCCTGTAGCCAACACTTTTTGTTGGGTAGGGTCGCCCCATTCGGGGATTTTCTCTACCATCTGCGCATGTTCTTGTTGAAGAACCTGCTGTTGTAGAGCTTGCATTTCCCCAGCCTGCTTCTGTTGTTCTAAAGTATACTGATGCTGCCCAGACCTGACGCGCTCTTGTGCTTCTCTATACTCGTCGCGCTTAGTAATAAACTCGATTGGGTCTTCCTCTTTGAGTCTGTTCCAATCAACATTACTAAATTGTTCTAAGCCGCCCATAGATTGCTGGATTAACTGATTCAATGCATCCATGTACTGCTGACGCTCCTGTTGCATCTGACCTAACTGAGAGTTGTATTGGCTTTCTAACTGCTCAATATTTCTCCGTTGCTCTGATAACTCCTGCGTCTTCTTGGTGTAATCTGCTTGACGAGAATACCCCTTTACAAGCTCATCCTCTGTGACTTCAATTTCTTCGCCGTTTACACGAACCGTGTACAGTGCGATATCGTCATCACCGGATTCATCCTCCTCCTCAGACTCCTCCAAACCGTCACCATCCTCCTCATCATCTTCCTCAGACTCGTCTGATTCGTCTTCTGGAGTTTCGGATGGTTCCTCAGATTCCTCCTGATCTTCCTCAGCAGGTTCATCTGATTCCTCTCGCCTAGGAGATTCCTCTGTCTCAACAGCGGAATCCAAAAGGCTAAGTATGGCATCGTGCGCTTCACCAAGACTGTTAGGGTCTGGTGGTATTGGCAGCGTTGCCGGGTGCGGGGCTTCTTGCGTATCCGCCATAGGTACTCTCCTTAAATAAATGGGTGTTGCTTTTCAAGCATACGGTTCATGTGTCCTGTTTCCATAATAGACTGTATATGGCCGTGTAACTTGTCAAGCAATCGCATTGCAAGCCAGATTGATTCTCTGGCGCTTACCTCTGATGAGCCGCTAGTTTCCCAGCGACTTAAAAGGTCTTTCCTCAACTCGTGGAACGCTTCTTGAAAAAGTGGATCAGCTAAAAGTCGTTTTGCGCCCTCCTCACGAGATGCGTCTGACATTGATTGTGATGCAGTAAAATGCGCCCAATCACCGCTTGTTTTATTATCCATATTATCCTAAAGCAACCCCCCTGTTTTGTTCTGCTTCTAAGCCTAGTTCCGCTACCTTTAGCTGAGCGTCCATCTGAGCTTCGGCAGCGTCGTGTTGTACTTTCATTTGTTTTACTTGAACGTCTGCAGCTTTTATCTCTAGCTCCTTTTGTTTTATCTGTAACTCAGCCTGTTTCATTTGCTCCTCTGGGCTTGGTCCCTTTGGTTGAGGATTGTCTGCTGGGTTGTTGACAAAATCTTCTACATTTTGAAACCCCATGTTTCGTATCATAGCGGCAGCTATATTATATAGATTCTGTTCGTTAACTATACTAAGACCTCCAGACATAGCCTGAGAAGCAAACTGCATCATAGTAGACAGATGCATAAGCTGCTGATCTTTATTTCCGCCACCAAGCGCAACGCTAACCGTGCAATCCATTTTGTCTCGCCACATATCTGGGCGGACAGGAACCCACTTGTTTCGCAACTGAACCACTCGTTCTTTATCTTGGTTCTTTTGCAGCAACTCATATATGCAATACATCAATTCTTTTACGCCAGTTTCGGCAAAGTTTCGCGCAATTAGTTCTACTCTAGATTGAGCGGCTGTCATAACATTATTAACAGCAGATGCTGTCGTGTGAGATGTCAGCGCTTTCTCGTTCATCCCCTGAGACATTTTGGAGACACCAGCACGAGATTCTCGTATCCCATCTAAATACTCTAGCATCTGGAATGAGTAACTTTCTAGGGGAGGTGTAGCCAGAGGCATAATAGCATTAGGTGATTTAACCCTAACCACCCCACCGGGACGTTGGGTTAGCAGGTCATCTAAATTTGCCTGCCCCTCAAGAACTGCATAACGTCCAAAGTTCTGGTTATACATATTGTCCATGAGGTTACGCATCAATGTACTCTTTATCAACTGCAGGTCCATCACTAAATCGGCAACCGACAAGCCAAAGAATTTGTGCGGTATCTTTACTGGAGTTAGAGATACAAATGGTATTTTATCTATCTCATCATTAGCTAGTATCTTGTCACCAACAGTACAAACTTTACGTAACTCAGCGATACCATCCCCATTGAAATCTGTTCTCAAGAAAGATTCATGCAGCCAGTATTCCCTCAGTGCTTCCTCGTTTTCTGAAGCGTTGCCCCAACCCTCAAAGAATTGCGCTGACTTGTCATACTCATACCTAGCCAGTCGCTCGGCTGAATACTCTCCCATGTCCTCACCGCCACCACCTAAATCCTCAACACTGAGATCATCGTCTGGGTACATTTCCCTCAGTTCGGATAAAGTTTTCTTTACGCGATGGCAAACAAACCTCGCGTCTTGCATGATCTTAGCTTCTCTTGATATAAGGAACTCAGAGGGAGGCACATTCTCTACACGAACCTTTCCGCCGTAAGAACCTCTCCTTATTACTATATCATGCTCTACAGATGATTGCTGCTGCATAGGAGCCTGGGGCATCATCCCTGGCTGACCCATTATCGGTGGTGCGCCCGGAAGCATCGGTTCTTGGGGCATCACACCCTCTTGAGGCATCATCGCCTCAGCAACCTGCTCCTCCTCAACAGAGTACCCGTTTTCATATTCACTATGTTCCAGAACCTCTACATCCTTATCTGATATAAGAGCTTCCAGTTCTATATCATTTAAGCCGTGATATTCCTCTCTGTTCCATTCCTCGTACTCATCCCACCATACCTTTACTATCCCGTTTTTAGATAGCAGCGCGTCAGTAAACCACGAGTACAAAACCTCCCAGCCGGGATTATCTTTTGTAAACACATAGTTTACATAATCAGTTGCTTGGTCTGCAGCGGCAACATCCTCAGGCCCGTGCGGGGTGAATTTCACCATTTCGTCACCAGAGGCAAACACTCGCATCAATGATGGCTTTATCCACTCAATAGTATCCGCAACGGTTGAGTCTACAAATTGGCTACGTCCATCTACCTCGTTACCAAATGGCATACCATAATAATATTCCATAGCAGTTTCTCTCTGCTTTGCAATAGTATCACCATAACCTAATGAGTCAGTTATTTCTCCCCGTATACGCGCTAGGAGTTGTTCGTCTGTAAGTCCTTTTGAGGCCATTAAATAATTCCGTAGTTTTTATATTCTAGGTCTTTTGTCCATTGAGGGTCTTTTCCAGACACAGCGTATCTCAAGGACATTACCGAATATCTTGTGGAGGACATAAGATCGTCCCTGATAGGGACTATTTTTCCCTCTTTTCTGTGATACATCCTAAACTCTTCCCACCAGTCTCCAAGTGTAGAAAAAACTTTTAGCTTACCATCTTCCATGCGCTGCAGAATAGACATGATTCCCTCCTCTATGGAGTTACCGCCTTTCTTTTCTCCAAGCGCCGGAGGGTTGGTAAAATGCTCCAGCATCATGTTGCATCCTAAATTCCTATACTGGTCAGCCAGACCAGGATTACCCATAGAGTCTCGTCTATTGCCATCATGGGGATAAGCAATGGGGATAAAATGGGGTCGAGAGCATATAGCTTGAGCGTGAACGGATGGGGCCGCTTTTGACATTCTGTAACAATCATAAATATACACCACATCAGTATCTCTATCCCAAGCTGACCAAACTACGGCTGTCGGGTGATCCCATCCAAAATCTATTCCGGCTATACGGGGCCAGTGATCCTCTATGTGGATAGGGTCTATCATTATTTTCTCTTCCATGATAGGAAACACAAGTCCACTACCAATAGATGGGCGTCCGTATCGGCGCATCTCTCTCTCGTGCGGAGAGTAGGAGGATAGTATCTGCTCCATCACCGCTTCATTTAGATGACCAGCCGAACCGCTCATACTCATTACTTTTTCAGAGGCATCATCCCATGTGGCGTTAGTCAGAGACTGACCCGGACGCAAAGCATTTATAAAAGATGCTACTGTTTCCGTCATGCCGTTTTCTGGGGTAAATGTCATGTAGACCATTCCTTTTCTATCCAGCGTGCGGGTAACTGCCTGAGAGTATAACTCTCTGCTGGGTTCTTCATCCAGCCAAATACAATCTACCGATCTACCTTGCCACTTCTCTACGCCCATCTCGTAGGCTTTAAAGAATAAAGAAGAGTTTCCCCCGCTGACATGACGTATAAGCGCAACGGATTTAGCGTTGGGAACGCCCGGTTTTCGCTCGGTCTTTATGATGCAACTTTTAGGTATAGCGCCCGAACCAAAAGCCTCAGGGTCATCAGGGGAACCCAATAATTCAAACTGTACAATGTCTCTCGTGGTTTCGTTAGAAACCCCACCAGCCCATGCAACGATGGGTTGTGTGTATCTACGTCCCTGCCACCATTTTGGGTAAAGCCCCGTACAGTGATAAGCCATCTCAGCACTACCGCAATAGGATTTACCTATTCGGTTTGCAGCCATTAGCAAGCGCTGGTTTGCGTCTGCCCCTGTTTCGTGAAACCTTTCTTGGTACGGGTACGGGTCGTAAAAGTCTATCTTGTTATATCGTTCTCTACGTCTTAACTCTCTTGCCAGTTCTATTACTTTTTCCAGTTCTCCCCTTGTAGCCGCTGGCGTATGCAGCTTGGGCTTGCCTTTCTGCTCCTGCTCTAGTCGCATAACATTTCCCTGATTTTCCCCATTTCCAACCCTTTTTGCCGCTAGATAAAGTGCAAGACTGTATGGGCATTAGTTTATGAGTCCAGTAACTTTTGTTACATCAGATGTACCGATAAGAGCCTCCAACTCTCTACGCAACTCGTCTGTAGTCGCCTGCTCCACATGAGATATTTCCTGCTTTATGCGTTCTGCTGGCTTCATACCCGCGCGATCCAATACATCTTTGATAGCGCCAAGTTTCACAGATTCAGATTCAGCACCGATAACAAGGGTCTGTAATTGAGATAGTGCAGCAGGAACGCAATCTTGCAGCATCTTCTTTTGACGTTCTTCTATTTCTGAGGAGAACTTATTTTTAAGTTCATAGCCTCTCTGCTTGGGAGATGAATACCCAGCTAACTCAGCAGAAGCAGCCGCATTGCCTGTTAGACAATACTGCTCAATAAATGTTTCCTGTTTCTCAGTGCGCATTTGCTATATCTTGTAACTTCCCGTCCATTTCCTTTATAGAGTGTGATACCATATTTGGCAGAATGAATGGGAAAAATGCGTGGACAACGCTAACAATAGCAAGTAACACCATCTGCAACGCAAGTTTCATAGCGAAACTAAAGTGCGCTACATACGACATATTCTGCTGTTTTAAGTGTCCCATAAATTAGTTCCTCATTCTGTTGTTTTTTCTTTGCTGCTCTTTCTCTTTTTCAATTTGAGCCTGAGTCCTGACGCCAGGGCCAAGAGTTCTATCTGCTGCACGTAGGTAGTGTTGTGGTTTAGCTGATACCTGCTGCGCTGGATAAAGCATTAAAAGCATTGTGTTAATATCCTTGTCAGGTATAATTCCACCAGATTTACGCTTTCCAGGCGCAACACCCTCTCCAAGCCTCTCTAACTCCTCGTGATGAAAGTCGTAGGATTCTGGATCGCCTTTTGATTTCTTTGAGTATAGATTATGTTTTGCTAAAATATCTAAATCAAAAGACATATGACCACCAGTTAAAGAAACAACCCTACCACCCGGCATCCTTTTCCTTATAGCCGACTCAAGCGGCTCTATGCCAGAGCCTAAATCTAACTGGTCATGGGCAAAGTTTGCCATCCTGCCTGTTTCCGGGTTTAGTATGTGAGTCTGTCTAACAGTCCCTGATAGATAATCCCCTGTTTTTGCCATGCTTCCAAACCTAACATGGCCGGAACTTGTGTACGATCCGTCAGCATTTTTTACATTTTTTACGTTATCAGCAATCTCTGTTGCGCCATCACCTTTAGATGGTGTAACAAAAAACTCAGGCTCTTTAGGCCGCTTCACACCTTTCCTATTGTATGCCCCACCAGCTTCTTTCCACTTAGCCAAGTCTGCTGTATAGTCATCAGCAATCTTCTGGTTAACATTCTTTATTTCATTTATAAAGTCATCTGCGGTAAATCTATAACCTCTACCGTACTGACCATACCGGCCCCATTTTGATCTTTTAGTCATCAGGGAGTCCCAAGCCGCTTCCATCGCATGGAATGTGCTTTCCTGCAATTTTGCCTTATGTGAGGCGTTGGAACCTTTAGTTTTGTATGAGGGCCAATCCGGGTTTATCAGTTCATCAGTCCAAGCATAGTTTGGGTTACTGCCATCCAGATTAACCGATTTTGATATACCAGTTCTAGATAAAGCGCCTCCCATCATACCGCCCGTGCTAGCCGTGCTTTCCACTTTGTTTAACATGTTAACCTGCACGCCGGGACTTAAATCGTATTCCTTACGCATTACAGGCGTTATTAAGTCAGCTATCTCGTCCGACACCTTTAAGCCAGTTATAGATAGGGCGTCGGCCATGTTTGGTATAGAGCCATCAGCCCCAACCGAAACCTTTGTCCTTTCTGGAAACACCAATCTAGCAGCAGCCGCCAGTTCTCTTGGTATTGGCTCACCCGACGCTAATGCCTGCCCGAACTGATTAGCCACTTCATTGTAAATAATACGAGCATCTTTTGACGATACTTTCCCAGTTTTTTCTATGTTATTCGTTGCTCTAGCTATCGATGAAGCCGCTGACGGTGTAAATCCTTTTTCAGCTAAAGCCATATAATAAGGAGACATGGCTTGCGTCAGCTTGCTGCCCAGAGCCTCTAATGGCATTACCGCCCCTATTTGCCCAAACTGACCAGCCTTGTTTGCATACCACCCATCTCTATATATTTTAAGGTGACTTGCTAACTCTTTAGTCGGTACTTTTATCGATCTTATTACGGATGCAGCCCCACCCGGACCTAACAAGCTAGATGTCCAATAAGCCATTTGATTGATCCATTCCGATGTGCCTGGGCTTGCACCAACCATAGACGCTGCCGTTCCAGCACCTTTACCGAACATCTGATAAGGTTTATCCGCCCACTCAAACGCCTTGTTTACATGCTCCATCGCGGCATCGCTTTCTTTTGTGCGCATCCAATCAGGCGTTTTATACCTCTCAGAGCCACGTAGAAGCCCCTCTTTGAACGATCCACCTGTTAACTTAGATACACCGCCCCCAAGAAGAGATAACAAACCACGACCAATATCATGCCCTGTACGTAAAACAGTTAACGGGGCAGCGACAGCGGTATCAACTGCGCTATTTAGCAGCCCATCAAGTAACTCTTTTTCATTAGAGAGCTTATCTTCTTCATCAGGGTGCTTATATTGGGCCATATTAGATTGCGCTTATAAAGGGTAAAATACCAGACTGGTGAGTGTAGACAATATATATCCCAGAGAGAATAAAAAAAGGGGGTCCGGGGGGTATTTCCACACGATCGTCATGGGATATATGCGACGCGCTACACTTTACATAGTGCCGATTATGCGAACCTTGCATATTGTATGGTTATACCGTTACCCACTAGCTGCGTAATGTTGTATATACGCCACATTATGCGTGTTGGTTTGGTTTGAACTGTCGTGTGAGTGTGGGAGATATACATCTATAGCCACACCATATACACCCTATCACCCTACTGTTCTAATTGCGACGCACCCAGGCTCACAGGCGACATGCTGCCATTATTGGCTTGCTACGTGCTGGTTTATACTGTATTGGTATTATTCCATTCACACTATTAGTAGAGAAATTATGATCGAATCCACACTGCTTCTATCAGTAATAGCGCTAGACCTATTCGCTATACTGCTAAATCTAATCGTATCCCGTAGAAATGGTCATGGATACCCAAAAACGATACCGTGGTGGTACTGGTTTTCAATTGCTAAAAAGTATATATTCGGCACTCGATCCAAAAGAGGTATTTTCCAATGCTAGAAATAATAGCCGCATGGATAATAATTATTATCCTAGTAACAATGTTTATCGGCCTACTGGTTTACCCGGTAGCTCTGATAATCATATCCACCCTAGTCTCTTTTAATAAACACCGGGAGATAGACCACGATGTATGACACCAGCGAGTTACACCCACATATCAGAGAAATAGTAGAGTCTGATCCGCTATTCAATAGTGCGCCATCACAGCTATTGACGATAAACAATGCTAAAACCAGCAAGGGGGAATCCCTAGGCTACCTAACTGCTATCCTGTACCTATCACCAGCGGATTTGTTATCAGTGCGCCTAAATCTATGCCCTAGCGCTAAACTGGCGGGCTGTATCGACGGTTGTCTCAATACTGCAGGCCGTGGCGCGTTTAATAGCGTACAGCGCGCACGCATGCGTAAAACCCTGTACTGGTGGCAGTATCGCGATGAATTCATGGCGCTACTGGTGCGTGATATTGAGCGTGTACAGCGTATGGCAGACCGTCAAGGTCTAAAGCTAGCCGTGCGACTGAACGGCACATCAGATATACGATGGGAAAAGCAATATATTCAGATTGCGCCATTTAATACCAATGCATCAGACCATCGCACCATTTTTGACCTATTCCCTAACACGCAGTTCTACGACTATACGAAAATACCCGGACGTACCGTACCGTCTAACTATGATTTGACGTTTTCTAGTTCTGCTAGGGTGGAGTTCCAGCCAATACTAGCCAAGCAATTAAAGCATAACCCAACGTCTAGACTGGCTATGGTGACTAAAAACCCATTTATACTATCTGCAGCGGAATCGGCTGGGCATAGTGGCGACAAGCACGACCTGCGTTTTTTAGACCCTCAGGGTGTCAGAATATTCCTATCTGCTAAAGGTAAAATGAAACACGACAACAGCGGTTTTTGCTACCAATCGCATAACTGGAGATAACCAAATGAAACATAAAGTAGTCGTATCACTATTTGATAAAACTGGTACAGCGGTACAGTCATGGGCGGACGCTGGGTATCAATGCGTGCTGTTTGATACGCAGCACCCTAACGGATTCACCCCTTTGCGCGAAAATATCACAGCCGTTAATTGTGACCTATCGATCGCGCAGCCCACCACAATCCGTGATCTAGTG